TTAGTTAACTCTTCTACAACATCAAAAGAGATATTGTAGCAAAGCATAACTTTCTTGCCTGTGAACCCACAAGTGTCAAGAGAGTTTACCCAATACTTTATTTTGTCGAAATCATAATTGGTGATAGCACCAACAACCACATCTTGCATAACAACCTCACTTAATTAATTACTTATCTATAAATCCTAAAAATGACTCTACGGCAATTTTATCGTCACTTGTTTTGAAGTCTTTCTTTCGCATGATAGTCTTCATTCTAACTTCAAACGAATCACCCATTATATCAATAACTACAGGAAGATTCAAGTCTTTTTGCAAGTCTACCAGTACTGCTTGCCCATCACCGTGCGCTTTAATCTTAGCCGCTTTGTTCTTCTCAATTTTTTTGAAGAACTGTTGCAACTCGGTAATCTTAATACAAGGAACATTTCTCGAATCGCTCATTCTTTCAGCAAAGTGTTTTGTGAATTGAATGTCTACTTGATATTTTTTAAGAAGTCTATCGGCAAATGTTTCTAAGTCTTTCAATTGCTGTGATGTATATAGAGTACATTGTTCAGCATCTTCTTTGACTGTTTGACCAGGAGTCTCTTTTTTATATTTCTTCACTAACTCTGGTCTACCTTCTTCACCAGCACCAGCTTTAGAGACAAACTCTTGTTCAGCAATATGTTCAGAAAACTTTAACATTTAACCTCTTGTAAGTGTTAGAATCTTTTGAATCTGTGCTTCAAGAATTGGTCTACGATTAGGCCAATTGATATATGGTTTGTCAGCAGTCTTTAAAAGATTCGATAAGAACGGCATAATAAGTTTTTCTACTTGCGTCAATCGTGCTTTGTATTCTTCAACAGTCTCATCTTTCTCTGCAATTACAGCATTGTATTCTTCTTCAGATACAGCAGAAAATCCAAAATCATTATCACTGTATTCATTTAGAATAGCATTAATATCATATTTCGTTGCCATTATTTGCTCCATGCTTTTTGTGCGGTGAAGTTTAGATGACTGAATTCAAGTCTATCAACTAACTTCACAGCGTTGCCTTTTAGTTTATCTACTGCAACAAAGCCTTCTGGATTTGTCACTTTGAAACCATCTTCAGTTTGTACAAATGTACTTGTGACTTGTCTCATCTGTTGCAACTTCTTAATTGTCATGTTCTTTGCTTCAACAAGTAAATTCTGCAAATCAAAAATGAGTTTTAAGTTACTTGCATTTGAACGATAGAATCGCATGATTTCATTCTTCTCTGTGATTCTTTTCTTTATAGTCTCTGCCATCTTAACTTCTTTGATAGCCTTGTTCAATTTATCTTCAACATAACGAATCAATTCAGCAGTGTGTGCAGTAGTGTTCTTAATAGGTTCACCTGAACGAACTTTTGTATTGTTAAATGTTTTGATTTGAATCTTTATAGTCTCACTTGTAGCAATCTCATTCAATGTTTTTGCATTGATTTGATTGAAGAGTCTTCCTGCATCAGCAAGAATACCTGTGATTTCTACTGTCTCTTCTTTTGTGAATGTTGCAGTGCCTGATGCATCAGTGAAATATGCATCACGGAACCAAACATCTTTTGTTGTTGTCAGATTCTTGATATCGATATTGAATGATGCCTTCATATCTGAGAAAGTTTTACCAGTGTATGAAGTGTGAAATACAATACCCATCTGTGCGGCAAGCATTGTCTTTGCTAACTTTGATTCTGATGGAACTGCATAGACTAATGTATTTGGTTGAAATGTAACATATTCAACACCATCGATTGTCTGAGTCTTTATGTCGCCTTTAGAAAACATCATGTCGCCTTGCAAGACACCTTTGATACCAAGTTTTGGAAGATATCTCAAAGCAACTTTGAGTTTCACATTAAGACCTTCACCTTTGTGATTGGCATCAATGTCGGCATCGGTGTAATTCAACTTTGCATTTGCATTGAAGACACCTTTAGTGCCAACAAAGAATTTACCATTGTCTGGATTGATACCGCAGAACACTGCGGGTGAACCATCCCATTTTGTTGTGGTATTGATTTTTGATTCTGAATGACCAGCAAGCATATCACGCAGTGAACGGAGAAAGTTAATCGCATCTCTAGTACCAGCGACACCACGATTCAGAACTTCATCTTCAAGATGTTCAAGGTGAAGGTTTGCACCCTCTTTCTTTGCTTCGTTTAAAAATTGTGCGAATTTCATTTGAATGGATTCTTTTTTCTTGTTCCTGGCTTCACAGAATAATTACTATTTGGCATGTGTGCAATTTTGATTTCAGCTTGAACTTCATAGAATTCTGAACGAGTGGCGACACGAACTTTAAAATCACCTCTACCACTCAACAAAGGAATTGATGCTCCCAATTTGAATGGGTCTTTATTTGAGATACGATAAAAATCATCTCCTGCTTGCATGTAGTATGCAGGTTCTGCTTTTCCTTCTGTGTAATGTTCAGTAACAACTTTACCTAAGTCCATATTTGCTTTGTTAGCAATGTAGCGATTGACTCCTGATTGATTGAAGTACTTCTTCATAACATCAAGCGGAACTGCACCTTCTTCTTTTAGACCACCTTTAGTTGTAGGAATCTTAATTGATGCAAGGTCTATACCAGAATATTCAGCAATGTCTTTTAGAAAAGTTTTAGTCTTTGGGTCTTTATTCAAAATATCAACTGCCGCTTTTGCTGATGGAGTTTTGTATGTAGTCTTCCACTTACCACCTTCATAGTAAACTCTTGGATTAGAAAGATTATCCGTATGGTTCATCTTAACTTCCATCCAGTGTGAAAGTTTCTTGTAGGTGACTTTTACATCTGCATAAGCAGTGTCTCCTGGTGGTCTTGTTGCCTTAACGCCAGGAATCTTATTGACATTTGCGGCAACATCATTTTCATATTTGTCTGAAGCTGAACTCATACCTATCTCCCAATTAATGACCTATTTATATCAATCGGGTCCTAACATCTTCTCCATGAGCATGTTATGTTTAGCAGTCTCAAGCATTCCAATTGTACCAACAAAATCATTTGTGTGACCATATAAAGTTATCTCAGCATCTGAATCCATAGTTGCTACAAGATATTCTTTAATCGTACCATCTTCAATATTTTTTCTAACTTCTTCTAAAATGTCAAGCATATGTTGCTTCGTCTTTTTTTCATTTTTACTCGAATCAAATTCTACGACTTTCATATGTTTCCTAAGTGTAATACACAGTTTATCATACTTTAAAACCCTCAAACTTTTTATTGAATTTACCTTCACGATTACCGAATGTGTTCAGTGGTCTATCAGGCGCATTCTGACCTGAGTCAGATATATCTTCTTGTGCAGACTGTTCAACATCATACAATCTCATCTTTGATTTGTCAATACCAACAACAAATCTTTTGTTCATAGTTGGGTCTGCATATCGATTCTTCAATTGTTTTACCATAATCTGATTCAAGGCTTCAAGTTCTTCAGTTGAAATCAAAGCAAACATAAAATCAGCAGTCGCTGGTAGACCAAACGATTCAGAAGTATCTTCAAGCCCTGGATCGGTATTTGAGAAACCACTTCTTGTTGTTTGTGTAGCTGATACAATTGGTAGATTCTCTTCAACAGCAAGCCCACGCAACTCTTCAGCAATTGCTTTGATGTATGAGTAACTATTCACATTTGCACCATGTTTCAATCGTGCAGAACAGCAAATGTTCAGATAGTCAATGAAGATGATATCAGGACTGAAATTTCTCTTCAATCTCAATTCATTCAACAGTGCTTTGAAGTGCAGAACAGATGCGGCCGCTGTTGGATATTCTTTGATGATTAGCTTACCTTGAGTCTTTGACTTCAGTGCAGAGAATCGTCTATCATAATCAGACTTTGAAATCAAGGCCAAGTCACTGATAGGCACATTCAAAAGATTTGCATCAATCCTCTCAGCAATCTTTTCTTCAGCCATTTCCATTGTGATATAGAGAACATTCTGACCAGCAGAGATACAACCAGATGCAACATGACACATGAACAAACTCTTACCAACACCAGTACCAGCAAGTGCAATGTTAAGAGTCTTGTTAGGTAGACCACCTTTTGTAATCTTGTTGAAGAAGTCTC